GTCAAAGTATATATTGTTCACCTCAATATCTGCCTCCATGATACGATGGAGAGAATGATATGAAGTGAAGATGATACAGTTCTCACCTGCTGTGCGGGCAGTGTTAGCAAAGACATGAATGTCATCTGCTTTTGTTGTAGAATAGTGGGGTGTTTCACCACTATGAACGTGCATCACATGCGTGTGAGTTGTATCAATCAACTCAAGGAATTCACTGCACAGTTGTTCTGCCAACAGAATACGTGGAGCAACAACAACAGTCGTCATTCCATTGTCGATGTACTTGCAATTCTCTACAACATCTTGAATCATACAGATAGTTTTGCCACCACCTGTAGGCACAATGATTTGACCCTTGTCGTATGCAAGCATACGATCAACAATGTCTCTCTGATGTGGACGAAGAGTGATCATCAAAAAGAATTAGATAACAACAGTATAAAACCCTCTGAACGATATGTCAAGAGGGTTCTAGGCGATCCCAGACACTACTGGGACAGTTTAGAGGCTTCAGTTTACTTTTCGTAGTCAGATGCTGGTTTATTTTTACCCTTGCGAATATCTTTAATAATTCGATCTCCAGTTCTCTGAAGTTTTTGTCTCTCTGTTCTATTGTATCCTGATGCTTTTTGTTGCTTGTAACCAGGACTTACTGCCTTTGTTGTTTTCTTTTTCAAAAGTTCAGAAGCAGATGGTGTTTTTGCACCAGATTTTTTTGCTCTTCTCTCCATTGCTGCTTTGCGTTGTTGGTCTCTAATTGATAGACCAGCAGAACCTCTTTCTCTTGTTGGTTGTTGTTCTTTTTCGGAACGTTGTTTTTGCGATCCAATATCTTTTCTATCTTTATATGTTTTAGCGGGGACCATCTTGCCCCCGCCTGCTGCTTTCATCCTACGCTTTTCAGGTTCTGATTTTTTACGATTAGCACCAACTCTTCCACCTTCACCTTGACGGCGAATTTGAGAAGAACCCATGACATCTCTATCATAAACTTCAGTTATAAACTCCTGAAAAGTTTTCATTAAATTATACTAATACCTCACATTATTTAGTTTTCTTCTTGCTCTACAGGTTCTTCTTTCTTGCGAAGACCTCCTTTTGACACTAGATCATTGTCATAGAAAAACTTAACACGTTCTTGACGAAGTTTCATCAAAGAATCGTATCGTTCTTGTTGTTCAGTAGTGAGGTGAAAGGATTGTTGTCGCCAAAGATCGCGAAGATCTCTCATTTGATAGAGGAGTTCAGCAGGTTTCATGTTCAAACAGTGTAATCGTTGTTGGTAAATTCGTCAAGTTGGATATTCATTTTAGAATCATTCTCTTCGAGTTCTGTGATATCGAAGATTTCACCAGGCATGTCCTGAATCTCACTCCAAAAGTCGTCCATGTGTTGCATTTGTTTGACTCTGTTAATATACACGGGATTGGTGTCCTGTGGGGAATTAGTGGACAGTTATTTGAGTGTCCACTGCTTTCAGGTTTTTCTTTACATGTTCTTCCCAAAACACTGCGTCTTCAATCTTAAGGAAGTTTGCAGAATGTTTTGCGAATCCCTTTTTCTTCGGTTTTAGATAATTCACTCGGTACATCATGCCAATGTCTAATTACTCCAGAAACAATAACCATATTAGTAGTGAGCAGACTGACAAATATGATGCTACGAATGATAGCAACATAATTGTCATAAGGTTTTGTTTTATCATCACTGAAACTCCCTAACGAATACTTCCATATCTGCCAAAGTTTTACCATACTTATTCTTCCTCGTATAAACATATTCTAATTCTTTCCAAAACCACGGATGGCAGAGTAATAGTGTGTGAATATATTTGTGTTTTTCATTCTTTGTATATTCACAATTAGGTTTAGGTTTGATACCTGTTTCAATTGTAATATACAGGTCATCAGCAAAATACACCCAACCCTTATGAACTAAATCACCTCTATTCCAAATAACATAATCATCGACCTGTGGTTTATAACTCATGAAAATAACACTGCCTCTAACGGATTTAGGTTAAGTTGCATCGCAGTATATGGACGAGTATCACGAACACATACTTCTTTGCCTATCTTATTAGAGTTGATGGGGGCATGGTAAGTGTACGTAGTGCCTCTCTTTGTTGTCTTTGTTTTACAGAATCCCCAGATTGTGCTAACAGGATCACTACTATAAGAATAAGTTGCGTGATGCAAAAGCCAAATAGAAACCACATTCCGCTTGAACTCTTGAACATAGTAGGAGTATCCTTCTGGCGCTGTGTGTGGAAAATCAGGGGGCAGTTCTAGTAGGTTCATCATCAACGAAAATTCCCTCATAGTCTGGATACATGGTAGCAACAATATACTGTGCAAGTGTTACTGTAGGTGCCACTACATAAACCTCCACGTTATAGATGTGAAAATCATCAGGAGTATCTTGCATGGAAAGTTCTACCTCAACTCTCCACACATTTCCATTCTTGAGATGTTGATCCCAAGAAACTGTGACATCGGGTTTCATGTAGTAAATTCCTCTACAATTTTTGATTCAAGTTCTTCTGAGAGAGCATAAGTGCGTGACTTCAGAATGTTTTCACGAAGATGTGCATAGTATTGACTATTAAAGTCTCCTTCATCTGCACTGGTAATGAGATCGAAGCACTCATTATCATCCTGTGCAATTACATTCCAGATACCTCCATATTCACTAGATGGGAATGGAACATAGTGGTCAACGATGTAGAAAAGTTTGGTCATTGTCTCCGATGGATTACCTTTTAATTGTATCATGAAAAGAAAAATTCTTCAAGGTAATAATCAACAGTCACCTCAAGTTCTGCTGCTTCTCTTTCAATTTTAGACCAAAAATCTTCGGCAAGATTTTCGTAATACTTTTTTTCTTGGTCAGTCATAGTGTGATGAATACCTCTTTAATATACAGGAAATTGAAGCGAAGTGTGGGTGATTGGGTCAGTTCAACCACCATCCACCTGACATCCTACCATGGCACCGCCAACAATGCCAGTAGGAATAGACCAAATCCAGTTTTCTTTCTTAGAAAGAACACCACCTAATGCACCACCTAACAATCCTCCGGCAACTGTTCCCTCTGCACAGGAATTGTTATCAACATTGCCCACGTTGGGATGTTGTTCTTCATAGTGATAATGAGGAGTAGTTTGAGGCATATATTGTGGTCTTTCACAGGCAACTTGTACTCTCTTATGATACTTCTTTACATATCCAGGGTTTTTACTGGTTCCAGGAACATATTCTTCTCTATATTCTTTCCGAAAACACTTTTCTTCTTCAGCATAACCAGGACGAGATGAATATCTACCAGGTTTTGCATCTGCTGGCATAGCAGAAGCAAACAAAATTAGTGCTGCAAGTGCTAGTTTCATGGAATTTGTTTAACTGTTAATAATTTATACCAAAAAAACACCCCTGTCAAGGGGTGTTGTGACAGTTACTTATCTGTCCTAAATTCTTTTTGGTATGCTGTGACTGCATAATCACGATACTTCTGGAATTGAGGGACTAAGTATTCATATGCCTGATTGAGGTCTTCCCTGAGTTTATTCCACTCATATTGGTGGATCTGCCAGCGAACCTTTATGTCTTCAATATATTGCTGACGAGAAATAATAACATCGGGTGCTTTTACTTCAGTTGCAACAGGTTGAGAAACAGTAGAAGGTTTCTTGCGAGCACGGGGCATAGAGTATTGGTTGACTACCCACCTAATATGACACAAAAAAAGGAGGGTCGCAACCCCCCTTGTGACACTATTCAGATTGTCTTGCCTTTCGTACAAGATATTCTGCAAAATCTTCCATCTTATCAGGATGTATTGCCCTAATATCACACTCCTCTACCGCAACTTTCATAGAATCAATTTCATTTTGATTCAATTCTGCGTTCTTTGGTAGAGTCATTGGCAATCTCCTTGTATGTGTGAACATCCTAACACGAATGTTTCACCTTATCTATAAATTTAAGATTTTCTTTTGGTTTTTGTTACAGGAGTTAATGGTTCAATTGATTCCATCTCCCACCATACATCTTCAAAATATTCAGAGTAAGAATTTACAACACCTTCTGATTTCCAGAAGTCATCCCAATCTTTTTCAGTTGCTTCACTAATCATTTTGTGTCTCCTGCTTCCTTAACTTCTCCGCTGCTTTGATGCGTCGTTTCACTTGTTTGGCAAATCTTACATCTTCCGCAGTGTACCAGTCAGGATGCTTCTTTGCACGTTTAATGATAATTTTTGCTGCTTTTTTGTCCTCCATAACACATACTTGAACTGTATGTGCTATTTATTTTAGTAGAGCTCTTCTTCTTTCTCTGTTTCTACTACACAATCGCTAGTAGGATACGATACACACAGCAATGCAAACTTTGCTTCAAGTTGATCATCATCCAAGAACGATTGATCGCTTTGGTCTACAGTACCACTGACAATTTTACCAGCACAGGAAGAACATGCACCTGCACGGCAAGAATAAGGAAGGTCAACACCTGCTTCTTCAGCAGCATCTAGGATGTAAGAATCATCAGGGCAGTCAATAACACTTTCGGTCCCATCAGGTGCTTTAAGTGTAACAGAGTAGTTCATGTATCGTTTTGTTTGTTGTGAATATTATATATCACAGGTTGTATCTTGTCAATCGCATTTTTCAAGTTTATTTCCGTTTCAAGAATAAGGTCATGCAATTCACGATTTTCTTTCTCCAATTCATCGACTCTAGTTTGCAGTTCAATAATTCTATCTGCAAGATAGAAAACAGAACTTGTATCTTTTATTGTAGGAGAAAAAAACCTTTTAATTGCATTCAACATTTCTTACGCTTTGCATTGCTAGCAGTGTTTCTAACGGAATCCACGCTGGATTTTCTTTTACGAACTGTACTTGCACTTCCGTCACCACTTTTTCCAGTTGACGATTGTACGTTTCTCTTGTGTTTTTTACTGGACTTAAGGGATTTACCGTCACGATTTAATACCTGATAATCTTTTGGTTTCAGTTTATATCTATCCAGGTACTTTTGCAAGTGTTCTTCACACTGAAAGTGACACACTGTAAGAGCAATACCTTTTATATTATGACAATCTTTATTCACCTCCAATCGCCACGGGAATGTTTCATAGGGAAACTGAATATTAAAGTCAGGTTCCAATACACTAGAACGAATCATAATGTCCTTTCCAATCGATTTGTTGGTTGATCTGGGAAGTCCCTAGGACGACTATCAGCAGCATTATCAGTCCTAGGGGATCCCTCATTTGCCTTCATAGTATGCTGATAGTTTACTCTTTTGTATCTATTAATAAAGATATCAGGCATCCAATAGGTTACCTGCCAATCAATAGTTGGATTTAACTCAAGATGTTTCTCTACAGAGTGATTGAATATACCAATCTGTATGTAACCATCATGAGTTACACATTCTCCGTTACCAATGTCGCATATGTAAAGAGTCTTCATGGTTCATACAAACCCTCCTTTACCTTTTGGTTTAATATCTAACACTTCAATGTGCGAAAGAATATGTCTTTTGTTCCACCAGATTTCTCTAACTTCTTCCCAACTACCAACATTCAATGATTCTCCATTTTTACTGATAACTTTATAGTGATGTCGATCATAAAGTCCATTAGAACTTTCAGTAAAATACTGTGGATCTTCAGGTTTGATTAATTCCATCTTTTAGTACGAAGATAATTTAGAACATCAGCACGAACATCCATGAGTTCGTTATAACATTGTTGATTGTGAGCACATTGTCGAAGAGAAGGATCTGGTTTGATTACTGACTCGATAAAGATATCAAGTCCACGATTCCATTTATCTCTTTTACTTTCTCCTTCAGGAATTTGATTCTGATCTTTCATTTAATAACCTCCCAATGATCATCTGCATGTTCATTTATCCAAAAGAAGTATTTACCACTGATAGAAGCAAGGAAAACTTTACCATCTTGTCGTTTCTCAATACGACAAGAATGCAAGAGATCCATTTGATTAGCAAAACGATTCTTTGCTTTGGAACTAATTGGTTTGACACAAAGGAATTCGGTCTTCTGAGCTTTCACAGAGTTCATAGTTTGATCAACCTCCACAAAGGTAATTATACAGGGTTTTTGAGACTTGTCAAGTGCCCCTAGAAGGGCACGGAATTCTGTGGTTCCTCCTGTCTTGTATGCACATAGTATAAACCCCTCCAGGGGTCTCCTGAAGGGGTTGTGGACAGTTTATGGGGTGTCTATGTATTTTACCCATCCTGTAGCAATATACTTTGTCTGTGTTTTACTTGTCAATCCTTTATGAGGGTGAGTGAAATATGCTGG